TTTTGTACCGAATAGTGTAAGAAAACAAATAGCAATTCAAGCAAATTTAAAAAGTGTGAATGATAGTGAACCCGTACCTTACTATCCAAAACCTTTGTCTACAGATTATAAAAAGGGGTACATTATTAGATATTTCACAAAGAAGATCAACAGCAAAGGCTACATAATGGAAATTTCTGAAGACGGGTACAATAGCATTATTAACGGCACAGCTCAGTTCGATGTGTCAATGTACCAAGCCTTAAAAATACTTTGGAAGATATCAGGACCATTGCGCACGGTTAGATTATCTCAGTACGACATTAGAGAGGGAATTATAGAAACAAACACGAGATTAACAACAATATCAGAACCTAATTTTTTGGGAATCATAGATTTCATCGGTGGTGACTACACTAAGTTCGCAATACCCACTTCGTAGATTAATTGAATAGAATCGATTGGATTGGTTATATTTAGTTCAAATTAAAAGGTTATGTATTTCATTGTAGAAAGTTTGTCGCAATTCGGCAACCTTGATATTAAAGACGAGTGTTTCGTACAACTAATAGCGGGCAACGATAGAGTTCACCCGAAGTTGACGTACCCAAGTTTACTGTATTACAACGATGGTGAAAAGGGCTACGTATTCCCTTTCAAACACTCTGAAAGCTTTTACTTGGATTTTAAAATGGTTCAAGAGTTTTTAAAGCTCCACAAAAAAGTATACCTATTAGACAAGAAGTTTCACTCTTACTTCTTAGATTTACCTAACGCCATAGATCTACACTTCGTTAATCTGGATCAAACAAACGAATTTAACCAGTTCGATTGCGATACCAATTTACACCACGATTTTTACTCACGTTATGGGCAGCTTCCCATCACAAACGAGTTAATACCTATATCGAAGCACTACGAAAGGTGCCAATGTTTGTACGATTACGTTAAAGGCTACTTCGGATTAGAAACAGATCTACAGACTCAAGAGGACTTCGTTAGCGCGTACAAATCAGTCGAGGAGAATCCAATAAAGGTAGACGTTAAGTGTTTGACTGACAAGTACCAGATTCACGATCAGAGCTACTCTATTAAAGGGGATCGGATGTACTCTTGCTACAACTTATACAATTTAACTGGAAGACCAACAAATTCGTTTAACGGCATTAACTTCTTGGCCATTCCAAAAGAGAACGATTTCAGAAGCTGCTTTTTACCTTCCAATGACTTTCTTGTTGAATTTGACTTCGATGCTTATCACTTGAGGCTAATAGCTAAACTTATAAATTTTGAATGTCCACAAGAGTCTTTTCACGAATATCTTGGTAAAAGCTATTTCAACAAAGAGGCGCTTACAGAAGACGAGTACAAAGAGTCCAAAACTATTACATTCAAACAGCTTTACGGTGGAGTGGATAAAAAGTACAAACACGTAGACTTCTTCGCTCAAATGGGTTCTTACGTAGACGAGATGTGGAAGCAATACAGTAAGCAAGGCGGTTATAAGTTACCAACGGGCAGAATAATCAAGAAGGACGATTCAATGACCAAGTACAAGCTGTTTAACTACGTGGTGCAAAACCTAGAGACTAAAGAAAATATTTATAAGATACAAGAGATTCAGACTTATCTTAAAACGGCAGGCGCCAAGACCAAGCTAATTCTGATCACTTACGACTCGTTTCTATTTGATTTCAGCAAAAAGGACGGAAAAAAGACACTACAGGAGATCAAAACCATATTGGAAACAGGAGAAATGAAGGTAAAACACAAACATGGAACCAGCTATGCATTCTAAACTAATTACAAATATTTATTAAACAAGGTTATGACAGAAACAAACACATTAGAATTAACACCAGAATCGCTTATGAACAAGCTGTTTTGCACATTCGCTAAAAAAGAGTTATTAGACGAAAGGTTGCAAGAAATAAATAAAGAATACAAGATACTTTACAACAAGATATTCGTATTGGCTTCCCCGGAGTCTGACGAGTACATGTGCACATATAACATCGAGATAGAAGGCCCTAACACCAAGATCCTACCGAATACTATTTTATTGCACAGAAAGAAGGACTCAAACACACTATACACCATTAACGCCCTTAATACCCTAATCAAAACTTTGAACAACGGAGTATTGGACAGCAAGTTTATGGTGAACTGGCCTGACTATAGGAACTCTATCCTATTGACCCAAGGCGAAGATCTAAGAAAGCTAAATACCTCTATCCACAAGATAGTTGCCGTATAATTCACTGAAAAATAAATTTTTTTCTTTCGATTATTTTTAGTATATTAGCTATATAATAAATTATTTAAACAACAGTTATGGACATTTCTCAATTAAAGTCTAGGCTCGCCTCCCTACAAAATCCAAGAGGCGGACAGAAAAAGGATTTCAGTTTAACAATCTGGAAACCTACTGTAGGTAAACACTTAGTTCGTATTGTACCATCCGCGTACGACAAATCGAACCCATTCAAGGAATTATTTTTCCACTACGGCATCAACAACAAGACGATGATTTCTCCGACTTCTTACGGCGAAAAAGATCCAATCGTTGAATTCGCACAAGGTTTAAGAAAGAGCGACGATTGGCAGTCAGCTAAGAAGTTCGAACCAAAATTACGCGTATTTGTTCCAGTCATCGTAAGAGGCGAAGAAGAGAAAGGCGTAAGGCTATGGGAATTCGGCAAGCAAGTCTACATGGATTTGTTAGCAATCTTAGAAGACGAAGACGTAGGGGATTTTACAGATCCTATTCAAGGTCACGACATTACAGTCGACACAGCTGGTAAAGAAACCACTGGATTAATGTACAACACTAGTACAGTAAGAGTTAGAACAAAAGTTACTGCGTTATCAGAAGATGGCGACAAAGTAAAGTTATGGTTAACAACTCAACCAGAGCCAGATACGTTATTCAAGCGTTACTCTTACGAAGAGATGAAAGCAGCTTTATTAGCTCACTTAAATCCTGAAGAAGAGATCAAGCAAAACGCTGACGCAGTAGTTGAAAAAACTGCTGAAACAGGCGACTTACCTTGGGAATCAAAAGAAGAGGCGCCAAAAGCAGCTTTTACTTTGAACACAAGTAAGACAGAGATCGATAGCAAAATCGATGACCTTTTTAACTTCTAAATTCATATAAGCCCTCACCTAAAAACGAGGGCTTTTTAAACCGCACAAATGGCAAAGGCTAAAGAAGGGTTAAATAGCTCCATATCAAAAGCTATCAAGACAGAATTCAACTTGGACAACTTTAAGAAGTCAAAGAATTTATCTTCTACGTCTATAAAATTCAAAGATCAAACGTGGATTCCTTTATCGAAATCGTTTCAAGACGCATTACAAATTCCTGGTATTCCAAAGGGGCACATTACTTTATTGAGAGGTCACTCCGATACTGGTAAAACAACCGCTTTATTGGAAGCAGCAGTTAACGCTCAAAAGATGGGCATTCTACCTGTCTTCATTATCACCGAGATGAAATGGAGTTGGGAACACGCTAAAGAAATGGGATTGCAATTCGAAGAGGTCGCAGACGAAGACGGCGTAGTATGCGATTACAAAGGATTCTTTTTATTCGTTGATAGAGAAAAGATGAATTGTATCGAAGACGTATCGGCATTTATCTTGGATATTTTGGACGAGCAGAAGGCTGGAAACTTGCCTTACGATATCTGTTTCTTTTGGGACTCTGTGGGCTCCGTCCCATGCCGACTATCGATAGAGTCAAACAAGAACAATAACGAGTGGAACGCGGGTGCTATGTCGCAACAGTTCGGACAGTTCGTTAATCAGAAGATTGCGTTATCAAGAAAAGAGAGTCAACCTTATACAAACTCATTCGTTGCTATCAATAAAGTTTGGGTCGCAAAGCCTGAAACTATTATGAGTCAACCAAAGATGAAGAATAAAGGTGGAGACACAATGTTCTTTGACGCTTCTCTTATTATCACTTTTGGAAACGTTACCAACGCAGGCACAAACAAGATCAAAGCCACTAAAAATGGTAAAGAGGTTGAGTTTGCAAAGAGAACAAAAATCTCTTGCGATAAGAACCACGTTACCGGAGTTACTGCTTTGAACAAGGTTATTATGACAGTACACGGATTTATTGACGACGATAAGAAAGCATTGGACAATTACAAGAAACAGTATTCTCATCAGTGGCTAAAAACATTGGGTTCAAAAGATTTCGATGTAGTTGAAGAGGCCGACGAAGACATTAAAGATTTATTTGATAGTTCAGAGCATGAATAAAGAGTACCAGAAGATATTCGAATCGCTTGGAAAGGAAGCAGTAGCAGAAGAGACCAAAGAGGATCTAAAGGTAAACGATAGAATTTTAATTATCGATTCACTAAATACTTTCTTAAGAGCGTTTACGGTTATACAGCATTTTAATAAAAGTTTGAATCACGTTGGTGGATTAACAGGTTACTTAAGGTCGCTTGGTTTTGCCATCAACTTGATTCGACCTACCAGAGTGATTCTGGCGTTCGATGGCAAGGGCTCATCAACGAACAAACGTTATATCTATCCAGAGTACAAAGCCAATAGAGGCATACGCAGGGTCACTAACTGGGACGCTTTTGAGAATCAAGAGCAAGAATCGGAAGCAATCACAAATCAGTTGGTTAGATTAATAGATTATTTGAAGTGTTTGCCGGTAGATTTAATTTCAATAGACAAAATAGAAGCAGACGATGTTATCGGTTACATCACTCAACAGATGGACACCGATTTCACAATAATATCTTCAGACCGAGATTATTTACAGCTCGTATCTGAAAGGATAACCGTATATTCTCCTACGAAAAAAATCTTCTACACTCCTAAAAAAGTCTTAGACCAATACGGAGTTAGCAGCGAAAACTTTTTGAATTACAAAGTTTTGACCGGAGATTCTGGAGATAATGTTCCTGGAATTAAGGGCATCGGACCAAAGACGATAACAAAACTTTACCCTGAATTATCGAGCTACAATAAAATGACTTTAACAGAAGTTTTACAAAAAGCAAAAGACGGAGATGGAAAAGCATTCATGAGTATTAGAAATTTTGAGCACCAATTAAAGATAAACGAAAAGTTAATGGATCTAACAAATCCTAACATACCAGAAGATTCCATTGTAGAAATACAAGAAATGTTGGCGAGTCCTAACAAGACTTATAGATCAAAGGAATTTATGGAAATTTATCACGAAGACGACCTAGGAAATTCGATAGCAAATCTCCAGTCGTGGTTACACAATCATTTTCACCAGTTATCAAAATATAAATAAGTTATGGCAGTTTTAAATCAGTTACAGCAGTACGGAGTAGGTTTTCAAATTAAGGTTTTATCGAGCTTATTAAAAGATAAAGAATTCTTACAAAATATAAACGACATTTTGGACGTAGAGATGTTCGATAATCCAGCGCACAAGTGGATTGTACAAGAGATATTAAGGTACTATTACAAGTATCACACAACGCCTTCTATGGAATCTTTACAGGTCGAAGTTAAGAAGATCGACAACGACGTATTAAAGGTGAGCGTAGTAGAACAACTAAAGGATTCTTTGAAAGCTACAGACGAAGACAGAGAATACGTAGAGAGCGAATTTTCTAACTTCTGTAAGAATCAGCAGATGAAGAATGCGATTATGAATTCTGTT